AGAAGTTAAACGGCCTTAAGGGAATTACTGAGACCGAGTTAGCCGGGCTTAATACGACACTCATGGCCGAGCTATCTAAGATCGAGTCTGCCAAAAATGCTAAATTAGCAGCTATTAACGCCTCAGGGGCAGATCAAGCGGCCAAGGATGCAGCTAAACTACAAGCTATTGCCGATGCAGATGCGGCCGAGGCTGAGGCTTTTCGTAAATATAACGATGCCCTTACTAAGCAAGGCGGCCTAAATGATTTGAGCTTTTACTCAAAGAAAACTCAGATTAGTACGCTTGAGATTTTAGAGTTAGCCTCTATTGAAACTACGACGGCAGCGCAATTAGTAGCCGATGAGATCGCTTTAGCCGCTGGGTTAAAGACCGTAGAGGAGATCGCGGCAGCTCGCAAGGCAGCACAAATAGCAGACGATGAGGCGATGGCAACGGCAGCGGCAGCTAAGAAAGCCGCCGAGGATCAAGCTACATCCGATTATTTTGCAGGGCTTAAAACTAAAACAGATGCGGCACTTTTGTCCGAGCAAGATATAACTACGGCTACATTACAAGGCATTACTACGGTGTCAGCTGCAAAAGCCGAGGCTAATGTATTGGCTATCGATGGAGTGGGAAGTTTGGCAGCGGCTCAGGCAGAGGCTAATGTAGCGGCACTTACCGCCGATGCCGATCTAACTACGACTAAATTAAACAGTATTGCAACGGTGGCAGCGGCTCAGGCAGAGGCTAACGCCTCAGCTATTGCCGGTGTAGAGGCTTTATCTACGGCTATTAGATCTATCCCGCCGTATCCAACTTGGACACCGCCACCGCCGGGCGAAATGCCCGGTTTACCATCCGTAGCAGAGGTACCGGGTGGCTTAGGTGTTTATACCGATCTACCAAAATCTATAACCGCCGAGCCTGATCTATCGATCGGTGATATTTTCGACGGCCTCTACATGGATCCGACTTTAGTAAACCCGGGCGGGGGTGCAGGTAGCGGCGGTAACTACACAATTACCATTAACGCTGGTGCTATCGCCTCTCAAGATGAGTTTTCCGCTTTGCTCCAAGAGACGATCCAAGATCTCAACCGTAAGGGTGATCCATTATTTACGGCAGGTATTAAATGACCTTACCTGTAATTAACGCGATTATTAACTTTTCAACGGGGCCCGCTTTTGCTCAAGCTATGATCCTAGATAGTGGCATTTTAGGTACTAACGTATTGGCAGACTCAGCGGCCGTTATCGTCGATGTATCGGATGTAGTAGACGGTATTACCACTATGCGCGGGCGTAACGCTCAAGCGGACATATTCCAAACGGGTACGCTTACTCTTAGGATCGTCGATCAAAATGGAGACTTTAACCCTCAAAATCCGTCGAGCCCTTACTACGGCTTGCTTACTCCTATGCGTAAGGTGCAGATCACCGCGACTTATAACTCTATTGAGTATCCAATCTTTAGCGGCTTTATTACTAGCTATACGACTACGACTCCTAAGATGGCTACGGATGTAGTTTATACGACTATTACCGCGGTAGATGCTTTTAGACTTTTCCAAAATAGTCAGATAACAAACGTAACCCTAGCCTCAGCCGGTGACTTACCCGGCGAGCGCGTAAACGCTATCCTCGACGAGATCGCTTGGCCTCCATCTATGCGCGAGATCGAGTACGGAGACACCATTTTCCAAGCCGATCCGGGTACGTTACGTACCGCGTTACAAGCTCTACAGACCGCCTCGATATCGGAGTACGGGGCCGTGTATGTCGATGCTCGCGGATCTCTTACGCTCAAGGATCGCGCCTACTGTATAGAGTCGCAGCTTATCCCGCCTGTAGTTTTTAATGATGACGGTAGCGAGATTACTTACTATAACGCGGTATGGCGTTTAGATGACACGCTCGTATATAACTCGGCCTCTATTACAAAGATAGGCGGTACGGCTCAGCTCGCTCAGGATCAAGCCTCTATCGATGAATATTTTGTCCACTCATACACTCAAGATAATCTTGTAATGGATACAGATCAGGCAGCGCTCGACTATGCGCGAGCCTATGTAGGTAGCCGTAAACAAACTCGTACGCGGTGCGATGCTATCGAGCTAGACCTTTATACAGATAACTATAACGATGGCATTATCGCGGCCCTTGATCTAGATTTTTTTGACCCGGTAACGATTACGACTAATCAACCTGGTGCCTCTACTCTTACTCAGACATTACAAGTATTTGGCGTAACTCATCGCGTAACGCCTAGTAGCTGGAAAACGACATTTACTACATTAGAGCCGATTATCGACGGCTTTATATTAAACTCATCACTATACGGAGTGCTCGATACCTCCGTATTAGCGTACTAAGGAGCAGGTTATGGCAGCTGGACAAGGTTTTAAGGAGTTTGTTACCGGTGAGGTACTTACCGCCGGCGACGTAAACGGCTACCTTATGCAAGGTGTACTCGTATTTGCGAGTGCGGCAGCTCGTAACGCTGCTATTACATCGCCTCAAGAGGGGCAATTTGCATTTACAAAAGACACTAACGGCCTATGGTATTACGACGGTGCAGCGTGGGTAGCCTCAGGTGCTACAGGTGACATTGAGGGAGTTACCGCGGGCGTAGGTATTAGCGGCGGCGGTACAAGCGGTACGGTAACGGTTACTAACTCAATGGCTACGGCTATCGATGCTAAGGGTGATCTCGTTGCAGGTACGGGCGCAGATACTTTTAGCCGTATCGGCGTGGGAGCTAACGGCACCGTACTCACGGCAGACTCAACGGCGGCTACGGGGTTAGCGTGGGCGGCTCCCTCAGGTGGCGCACCATTAACTTTAATCGCCTCCGGTAGTATTACGGCAGGTAGTACAGGCGTATCATTAACCGGATTATCTGCCTACGACACTTTAGATTTATTAGTTTATAATCTTAATCCTGTCGCAAATACTCAAGATATAAGATTTTATACTAATAACACAACCGCTACGAGTACTTGGTCATATACTACTTTAGAGATGTTTCAACCTAGCACGTACAATGTAAACGCTTTTGCTACTAATTTTCAGACAAGTAATAATTATTTACCTTGCAACCTCAACGCGCCTTTACAAAGCGTAACCCCGGGCTTTCCCAATGTTAACTCGTGGCGCCTAAGATTAACAAACTGTAAAGCAACGGGCGCGACTCAGTTTACTTATAACGCTAATTGGGTAACAAATACATCCCCTACATCAAAGACATTTAGCACCGGTAACGGTATGTGGACAACCGCGGCTAATATCTCCTCTTTACAATTTCAAGTAGCTTTTACTACTTTTTACGCAAATGGCGGCTATCAACTTTACGGAGGTTAAAAATGTATGAAATTATCCACGATGTAATTACAGGCGAAATCACTCAAAGAGAGTTTACCGCTGATGAAATTGCAGCCCTTGAGGCTGAAAAGTCTCGACTCGATGCAGAGCGAGCCGTTGAGGAGTAATGAGCCTTACAAGCTATAACGGATACCCGGCCTCTAAAGATCCGGCAGAGATCGGTATAAAGTCGTACTCAGTAGACGGTACGGCTTTAAGGCTTAGGTGCGCTAGTAGCGTGGGCCCGCTATTAGCCGCCTTTGCCGCCGAGTTTCATAAGTTAATCGAGCCGATCGATGGCGGTACGTTAGACGACTGGGGCTACGCTTTTAGGATGGTACGCGGATCTACTGATCGCCTATCGTGTCACTCGAGCGGCACCGCTATCGACCTAAACGCGACTAAGCATCCTCTCGGCAAGTACGACACTTTCCCGGCTGAAAAGGTGCCTATGATCCGTGCCCTTGCTAAAAAATACGGCCTTAAGTGGGGCGGCGATTTTAAGAGCCGGCCGGATGATATGCACTTTGAGGTAAACGTAACTCCCGCTAAAGCAAAAGAATTAATTACTAAGTTAGGATTAAACAATGCCAAGTAGTGCTCAAGTAACAGTAAACGCAACGGCTACCGTATTAGTAGCCGCTACCGCTTTTGACCAAACCGCCTACATCCATAACTCAGGAGGCGGCGTAGTCTATTTAGGCGCAGCTAACGTAACTACGGCTAACGGCTACAAGCTAGATAACAACGATAAAATTACTATCGGTGTAGGAGATCACGAGGCCCTATACGCGGTTACGGCAAGCGGTACAAACCTCGTAAACGTTTTAACTCAGATTAATTAGGAGGCAATAATGGATAAAAACAAATTACTCGAAAACGGTAAATCATACGTACGCCATGCGATTACGTGCGTGGGTGCGCTTTATCTTTCAGGTATTACAGATCCTAAAGTATTGGCTAATGCGTTTATCGCTGGGCTAATCGGGCCATTACTAAAAGCTCTTACACCGTCCAAGAGTGCTAACGGGGTAGGGGTAAAGTAATGGAAAGAGCTCAGCTCCTAATTGGTATTGCCTTGGGGGTAACTACTATTTTGGGGTTAGGGGCTGGGCTCATCCGTCACTTAGTTAAGTATTATTTAGGTGAGTTAAAGCCGGACGGCAACGGCGGCCATAACCTAGCCGGGCGCGTTGAGCGTATTGAGCAGCGGGTAGACCGTATCTATGAGATCTTGCTCGAGGATCGCCTAGCCAAGTAGCGACACGCCAAAAGGCTATACGCTTTGTATTCTGACATTTTGCCCTCATACTGATACTACAAACGCTGAGAGGGCTACTCGGTTAGTAGCTTGATCGGCCTTAACAAAGGGCTAAGTAATGAATAGTTTAGATGTATTAATAGGTTTATTCGCTTGTTTTATGGGCTTTATGTTTATGGTGATCGGTTACTCGATA